CTCCATTCGGTGCCACGCCGCTACGGGCGGGGTTTCACTCATACTCACAAACACCACTACAGCAAATAGAAATGAGCGACCAACTTGGTAAAGAAGGCGCCACGAGTCGGAAAACCATACAAACGAAGAGCTGCACGAAGCAAACGAAAAGACAAAGAATGAGCGGCACGTTGGGTCGGGGTGAGATACTGGCTGATCTGTTCGTAGTTGCGTTGAAGCTGGTAGGTGTGCTCGGCGTAAGCCTGCACGCAGGTGGCAAGAGAACCGCGACGCAACCGGAACAAAACTCGGCAAAGATGGTTCGTGGGCTCAGCAAAGAAACCCCCGGGCACCCCGATGTTGGAACAAAACACCGGGAAATCAGACACGTAACCGGTTGACTTGAGAATGAAAGTACTCTCCATGGCATAGTAGCACGGGCGCACACAAAGGACCTCATTGTGGGTGGCATCATCGCCAGAGTAGGCCCGGGTGACATTGGGCTGCCCGAGAACATAGGGGCGCATGCGGTACTTCAGGGCGGAGAAAGCCATCCCGCTAACGGTGTTGAGCACCCACGTGAAAACAAAACCAGACGGGATCATATGGCCAACGGGGCCGCCGAGCACCACCAGCGACGCATGCCACTCAACAAAATCATCGATCCAATCAGGGGGGAGACCCATAGCGTTGAACAGCAGCACGAAAAACCCGGTGAAAGCCTCGTCGATGGACCCATCGAAAGAGGTGTAGTCATCGCAAAAGGCCGGCTTGGAGTAGTCCCACAACGACTCGAACTTGTCGGCCAGCTCGTCGAGCGTCAGGCCGAAATTCAGAATCAGATTGGGGTGGGCCAGTTTGACCAACATCCGAGCCACGTAGCGGGCCCCCATCCCAAAGCGCATATTGACGTGGGTGTTGTTGGCGGTGATCATCTGGCCCTTGCGAGCGTCCGCGAAGGCCTTGCCCACTTTAGTGACGGCCTGCCCCTTGAGGAAGACCTCGGCCACAGCCGGATCAGAGTCCGGGGAGTTGCGATATGAGATGCGCTCCAATTGGCGCTCCCCTTTCGCCATGAGAGCCGCCACATGTTCCTCGAGGCAGTCCTCCCAAAGAGCTTCATCGAATTGCGGGAACTCATACCCAAAAGTGGTGGTGAAAGCCTCGAACAGCGTCTGTGAGCCGCCCAGAAAATCGAGCGAGGGCATGGTCACTGGGACCCGGCGGTCCTGGTAGGTGAGCTGCACAGTGGCCGCGTCAGTGCGTTTGTGCTGGAGGTAAATGGCCGTGCCGTAATCCGAGTCGTCCACCTGCTGGGTGTATGCCCCGTTGACGTATTGCTCACGACCGAAAAGGCGACAGTCCGGCAGGACAGCTTCCAGCAGGTCGGAAACCAGCTCAGGTTGGCGCAGTAGCTCGTCGGGGGTATAGAAGGAGAAGCTGTGGTCGTGGCTGAAGCCCTTGGGCCAGGCCTCGGCCGGCAACAACACCAAATCTGCCATAGTCGTTTCGGGCGGGGAAACCCCAACGAAGAACCCGGGATCGTGCAGGGCGTAATCAGTCACCCGGTCGACCGCGAAAGCGCGTTGCGTATCGACGGGGCTGAAGGCCCTGGGGTCCATGTCGGTGGGAGCGGTCCAAGTCGGAGCGAAGCGACGGATGAGACCCTTGAGCAGTCTGCCAAGAAAGTCCTTGATGGGTTGTTGCAAGCCGGGGGGGGCTTTCTCACGACGACCCACTCTCACCCCAGGAGGGAGATCCTCCAGGTAAACCAGCCCATTGTGGCAGACGTGGGCCGTAGCATCACCCGGGTGCCAGTCAGTCCGCACGGTTGTGGTGACACCGAGCACCGGTAGCAGGGCCCGGAGCAGACCGGCGGCAGGGTCGGGCCCGATCACCAAGAGCGCCCGCAGCAACCGTCCAGTAGGGAGGGTCGTCGGGAGCACCTTGACCCAGCAGTACCC